CGCGGGGAGCGCCGGCATGGCCTTCTGTCCGGTAAGCCAATTCAAAACTGCCTGCGCAGAGTAGTCGCTCAAGCCGCTCATTGTTGTTTCTCCTTATCGGCGGTGCCTGACGGCAAAGTTTTGCGGGAAGGCCCAAGACTGGCCGCCCCGTAGGTTCGCGTGTAAAGCCATCGCGGTGGCCGCGGCCATGGCATTGCGCCAGCGCCGCAGGTGGTACACGGCGAGTTGTTGGTTCGTGTACGGCTTCGCCGGCTGCGCCATCATTCGGCCCAGCACTCCGTCGAGCCAGTCAGTGGCTGCGTGCTTGTCGCAAATCCAATCCGGAACGAACGGGAAGCCGTCTTTTGTGGTGGGCTCGTCAACAGTCAGCGACACAACAGCCTGAAGGTCGTCTATCTGAGACGGCGGGTTTTTGAGGAGCAGCGTGCCCGGCACGGGCATAATCGCGCTGACCGGCGAGCCACTAAGCGTGGCCGTGACCCACCAGTTGTCGTCCGTGCTGGCAACTTGAAGGTTGTCGACATTCCACACGCCAATGAGCGCGTCGATTTTCCCTTCGTCGGCGGCAAGGTCATAATCTTGGACATTCACCGTCGTGGTGAACGGCACCAGCCCCTTCCAAATCTTGGTCTTGCGCATGAACTCGTCGACGGTCGTGAACAGCGCACGCTGGATCGCGGCGTCGAGCGCGCCGGGAAGGTTATCCCGAGCCTCGTTCATCATCCGGTCGATCGCCAGCGAGTAGCTCATGGCCCACCGTTACAATGCCGTCACCAGTGCGCCCTTGAACGACTGCATGAGAGCCGCGGCGCGTGTGTCCTGTGTTTCTTCTTCGTCACGCAGCTGCGCCATGCCCGCCATGTAGAGGACAAAGGCGGTGCGATACTGCGGGTCGATGTTGACGGCGGTGCTGTCGTTGTTCGCGAACGACGGAAGCGGCGACACGTTTGCCCACATGTCAGGCCGCAAACGGCGCGACTCCATCACGGCCCAACTGAGCGCCGCGAGGAAGTCTGCATCCGGGTAACGGTACGGCTGGGTAACATCCTGCGTGATGATGCGAGCGGCAGTGACGTAATCCGTAACCGTGTCGAGCGAACCAAGCGCCATCACTGCCACCCTTCAGAGAAAGAGTGGAGGGCCGGGGTTAGCCGGCCCTCCGTTACCTTAGTGGGTAACGATGGCCTGGCAGAGCGCCTTGCCGTCGAGAACCTTGCGGCCGTACACCTGCAGTCCGCGCAGGATCGTGCCGAAGGTCATCTCGGAGCGGAGGGTTTCCACTTTCGAGACTTGCGAGGCAAAGGTCAGCCCGTGCGCGTGGCCGGCGTAGAACACGTTTTCGCCGGATGCGAGCGAGCCAGGAACAGTCGCGTGGGTTGGCAACAGGTTGCTGATGTACAGCGTGAACCGATCGACCATGCCCAACCGACCGTTGCGCAGGATAGAGACGGAGTCGCCCGTCAAGTATGCCTGGCGCAGGTCAGAGTTTTTGAGCATCGCGGCGGCCCAAGCGGGCATCACAACCCAACGACCAGTCTCCGGGATGTTCTGCTCGTCGAGTGCCTGACCGAGACGCAGGAGGCAATCGAGGATCGCCACCTGGCCGCCAGTCGGGCCAGTCGGAACGAGCGTAAGCGGAGTGCCGGTCACGCCCAGGTTGATTGCGCCGGAGATCTTGCCGGCAGTCGTGCCCTGGTTCGCCGAGTCGGCTTGGCCGAGGACGTAGGACAGCACCTCGGTGTCGATGGTGATCTTCATCTGCTCCGCGGCGTCGTCCGACCACATGCTGAGCAAGTTCAGATCGCTCTGGACGTCCATGACGTCGTCGAGGATCGTGTTGAAGTAGTAGCCGTGGTCGATCAGCAACTGGATCTTGTTGCCGCTCGGACGTTGGAGCGCCAGCGCGCCGTCAGCATCGTAAGTGTTGATGTTGATGGTCGGCTTGGTGCGGATGTTGACCGTGTCACCGAAATTCTTGATCTCGGACTCGTAGTCCGTGTTCGAGATCGCGGCCAGCACGGTGCTGGCGTAGAACTTTTCGATGAGTTTGCCCGACCAGATCTCAGGGATAAACCCTGTAGCCTGGAGGGTATTGCCCGAACCGCCAGCCGGATAAACCGGAGGCGTGGTCGCGCCAGTTGCGACGGGAAAAGCCATTGCCCCTTATGCGTTACCTCTGCGGGTAACGTCCCCAGTGAGAAGTTAGCGGATGCGCCCTTCTCGCTCGGCAGCGAAGATTTGCTGCTCGATCTTGTTCTTTTCCTCCTCGCGGCCACGGTACTTGCCCGCAGCGGAGTCGGTGTAGAACTGAGTGATTTGGGCGCGGGTGAAGATCGGCTTCTCAGCGGGGGCATCAGTAGAAGCCGCCGCAGTCTTGGCTCGCCCGGGTGCCGCGAACGCTTCGAGCGGGACTTTGCCAGTTTCCTGGTTCTGCGCCGGCTCTTGTCTGTTCTGCGGGGTTCCAGACGCCTCAGTAGCGAGGAAGCCCTTGAAGAAGGCCAGCACTCGGGCGGCGTCGTTGCGGCCCCATGCGTCCTTCAATAGGTTGTGTCGTATAGCACCCGAAAAAGCATCTGGCAAGGCCAGCCACTCTAAAAAGTCTTGGGAAACATTGACTTGCTCCCAATTCGGGACTTCTCGCTTTAGTTGAGCTTTCATTTCATCTCGGGCATTTTTGATAACGGTTTGCCCGACTGTGCCCAACCTGGACTCAAGCTCGGCCACTTTATCGCGCAGCGCCTTCACCTCGGGCGTGACGATTTCTTTTGCCTTTTTGCCGACGACGCCGAGGAAGTCCGCGCCGTAATCCTCGACCTCTTTCGGGGTCAGCAGCGACTCCGCAGCGGCGGCCGGGTCGTGTCGCGCCGGCTCTTTCGACGCTGCCTGCATGGAAGCGATCGTTGCTTCCAAGCCAGCGACGCGATCTTGCAGCGCGCGGTTGGCTTCCTGCGAGCGTTCGAAGCGGCCCTTCATCGACTTGAAGGCATGCTCCCACCCGCCCTGCGGCTCCTGCTTGTCGTTACCCTTTGAGGTAACATCGCTCGCCGGCGCGTCTTTCGGGTCTTTGCCTGGATCAGCTGCCGGATCTTTCGGCGGCTCGGCGGCTAATTTAGCTGGGTCAGTTGCTGGATCTTTTGCCGGGTCTTTTGCCTCGGCTGCCGGGTCTTTCGGCGGCTCTTTCTTGTAGGCCGCATCGTGGATCTGGCTTGCCCGGGCTGCGCTCGCCTTGATAGCGGCGGGCATTTTTACGTTCGGGTCGTCCATAGGCGTGGTCTGTGCGACCATGGCTTTTAACTCCTGATTTGCGCGTGCGGTGGTTCGGCACGGGCAGGGTGGGCAGGGATTAGGCTACCGTTAGAAGAAGCTGGCCGGGGTTTTGGCCCCGGCCAGGTAGTGCAACGTCCAGCCTCAGAACGCGGCCGAACCGAGCGACAGCAGCGACACAGCGCCAGCGCCGGTGACCCAGCCCTTGAACGCCATGCTCTTGGTCGTGGCGAGCGAGTTGACACCGAGGATGGTGACACCCGTTCCACCGGCAATGGTCGCGGTGCCCGACCCGCCGTTGACCAGGATGAAGTCGAACGAAGAACCGACTTGCTCCTGCTTCAGCGCGGCAATGATGTTCGCCGCGGTGTCCGTGGTCAGCGTCGACGTAGTACCCGACGTGATACGGTAGTTCGCATTGATGAGCTGCGCGGCCGTGATGGTGGCCGTTCCAGCGGCGACAGCATTATCGCCCCAGCTCGTCGCCTGTTGCGCCAGATCTTCGACCTGGTCGATTGCATCCGCCTCGCTGACGGTTGCGGTGGGAAAACGTGAAGTTGCCATGGCCTTGTTCTCCTTCTTGGTTGGCCTGGTTACCGTTTCTGTCTGGACGCTGCGATCGTGTCAGCGTTCTGAACACACTGCTCGAACATCTGGACCAGAGAAGCCGCTTCGCGGGCTCTGCCCTGATTGACTTGCAGCATGTCAGGCGTGGACTGGATGCACGCGTCCTTCACTCGGTCGGAGTACTTACGAAACTCGGCCAGTGCCTCCGACCAGGCCCTGGGAGCGTGACGTGCTAGTTCTGCAAGTTTCAGAACCAGCTCAGTGTCTGCACGCTGCACGCTCATGGCAGCGTGTGAGCGACGCCAAAAATGTTCGGCGTGCCCTGATCCAGCCCCGGCGTCTTTTTGGCGTAGTTCTGGAGACTACGCTGTGCAGGATCGCCCTTGGTGAGCTGGGTCATGGCAAAGCGGCTCGGCAGATCTTCCTCCTGCGAGCCCTTGCCCTTGTTGGTCACCTTCTGAGGTTTCATCTCAGCTTTCTCCTGTGAGCCCGGTGTCGCCGAACCCGGCACCTTGGCCATCGCCACCGGCTGGGTTTGGTACAGGCGGGATCTTCGAGTACTGCCGCGTTTTGATCGGCTTCACCCGAGGTGGTGCTACGTGCGGGAAGCCAAGCGGTGGCCGTACCCGCCCCATGGGATTATTCCGTGGGACGGGGACCCGCTTCACGCCACCTTTGGGTGCGAACGAAGCCATCAGGCTGGACCGCTCTGTCCGGGACGCGCCGGCGCGGACGGACGGAAACCAAACATCTTGGTCTTGCCGCCGCTCGCGAACTTGCTGTCGCCACCTTTGGTCGCGTGGCCCGACTCGCCGGCTTGCTGCGGAGCAGCGGCCTGCTTGCCGAACATTTTGGTCTTGCCACCCTTGGCGAAGGTGACGTTCTTCTCGCTCACTTCCTTCGACTTTTTAGCCATTGGTTTCTCCTGTGCTGGCTTAGCCCACGCCGCCAGCAACTGGGGCTGGCTGTGGTTGGTGTAAGTTCAC